AGACAAGCTGATTTAATTCATAGTTTGCACGTTGCATCTCAACCAATGCTTGTAATGGAAGGATATGACGATCAAACTAAAGATTTAGCTATCTCTGTTAATTATGCGATGGCAACTCAGCCAGGAAATAAAGTTTATTATGTAGAACCAGCTAGTAGTGCCTTTGATGCTCAATCTGCTGAGATTAAAGAGTTACAGATGCAAATGGCTACTCTTGGTATTAGTACATTATCCCAACAAAAATTTGTTGCCGAAAGTGCTGACGCAAGAAGGTTAGATCGTGTAGATACTAATTCTATGCTTGCTATGGTTTCTATGGAATTGGAACAAAAATTACAGAAAGCATTTAATTTATCTGCTCAGTATGTAGGAATTGAACCACCCGAAGTAAAAATTAGTAGAGATTTTGATATTGAAAGATTAATTGGACAAGATATCACAGCATTAACATCACTCTTTGATCAACAGGTAATAGATAGAGAAGAATTTAGAGATATTTTGGTGCAGGGAGAAGTGCTACCTTCAGCTAATGAAGCCAAATCTGAATAGTTTGGTAAACTAAAGAGCAAGTACATATCTAATTATGGGCAAACACTTAGATTACGTTCAGCAATCAGACGGAACGTATAAGTGGGAATTGGCAGAAATTCCTGCTGTTAAATCCACTCCTGTTGAAACACCAAAACCAGAAGCTAAAAAAAAGCCTTCTAAGAAAAAATCCACTAACATCTTATCTGAATAATTCATGGCAATCGAAGAAAAAGTAGTTCAGTCTGAGTCTGTGACT